TGCTGCAGGGAGATTAAGGATACGATTAGAATTCATATCCAGATCAGCGCCCATCTGATTAGGAGTGGTGCCATCTCTGGATAGAGTCTTCTCTAGAGCAGTCTCTAGCGTTGCGTTATTAGCATTGATTGTAGTTACTGCTGTAACTTCGTTCTGAAGATTAGAGAGATCGCTTAATGTTAATTTTGCCATGTTATGTTGTAATTTCTCTTAAATTACGTTTTCACGCAAGTCATTACGACCAGAGCAACTGGTCTAGTTTCTGTGCCTCCACCAGCACTTGGATTTCCGGTAGTAGCGTTGATAGCGTGTGTATGTCCAGAGTGAGTAGCGTTTGTACCGGTCGGTGTAAAGGTAAAGGTTGGAGTTGGAGCAGCTACAGTAATGATACCTGAACCCAACTGAACAACGCTTCCAGCCACAGGCCGCATAAACGTTCCTTCGTTCGCACTTACAGTCTGCTGATCGCCAGTAAAGGTATGTGTGTGACCGCCTCCTGAATCAGTAGCGCCTGAAACAATAGAGTGGTTATGATTAAGCATGCTTGCTGCTTGAGCAGTACCCATCGGTACAGTAGCACTTCGACTTCTACGGAAGCGAGCTGCAGTACTTACATCTGGAAGAGTAATTGTAGTAGCTGCTACAAGCCAGGGGGATACGATTACTGTAGCTGTACCAGAACTAGATGCATTAGCATCCATAGTAATCTGGGTAGAAGAATCTACAGTTAAGATCTTAGTACCGGAAGCAATTCCAGTACCAAAGACGTAATAGCCTGCCCTCATATGTGTAGTAGAAGACAAGCCAGTTATAATAGCTGATCCAGAGCCTCTAGCACCTGACTGTTGAATAGTCATAGCTGTATAGAGGGTGGAGAAAGTTGTAGTGGAGATCGCGGACCCGTCTAGCTCCAACCACCCACTAGGGGCAATTGGAGTGACGAAGTCCGCAATCATTCCGGTAGCAATAGAAGTACTCGAAGACCAGGCACCACTACCAGCACCGTCTGCAATATACACGGTACCAGCTGTTGCACTAGCAACACCTTTAGGTTCATGTAGATTAGAGCCAGTTAAACTGGCATGTGATACATTGGCCATGGATTACGACCAGGTTCCAACCACAATACTAGCAGCAGCGCCAACCGGCCAGATTCTAAAGAAAGAACCTGCTTTAGCAGTGACACCTGGAGTACCAGATTGTCCCGGTCTAGCTGAAGCTAAGATTTGTGGAATAAGTGTACCAGCAGTACTCGTGATAATATTACCACGAACCATAACAGTCAGGTTTTCAGTAGCTGAAGTAGATGCGCCAGTGACTACAATTGCCGTAGCAACAGAGACTGGAATCTGAGACACAGCAGTCAAAGCTTGACCGGTAGATGTCGTAGCACTAGCCAAATAGGTAAGAGCCGTAACACCCACTGTACCTCCAAACAAAGTAGACCACGTGTGTGACGTAGTACCTGTATTCGTAACGCGATAGACTCCTTCGAATCCATACGTTGTAGTCGCAGCAAGAGCTACAGCACCTGTTGCCGCACCTGTAGCAACAAATACTGGAGTAGCAGAAGCAATAGTTGCATCGACTAGATCGTGATCTGCTGTTAAAAGGATACGCTGTTCAGTATGAATAACTTGTCTTGAAGCGGGAGTACCCGTAAAATACAAGTCAGTTCCATCAAATTCAAGAGAACCTGCTGTTGCTGTAGTTAGATTAGTTCCAGTAGTAAGAACTAACGGAGCAACCGTAGCAGTTCCTGCCGCTAGTGTAACGTTTTTAATTCCAGAGATTTTAGTTCCGGAATCCAGGATTACAGCTTTACTTGCTGCTGCAGTACCTGGGGTGATGCCGTCTAAGTAAGTTAGTTCCGCGCTCGAAAGGGACGTACCAGATTGACCTGGGCTTGTCGCTCCAACAGAGACGCTCTCTAAGATTAGGTTATTACCACCCAAATCAATATCAGTAGCCATATATTATTTCTCCTTGGAATGCGGAGGGAAGAAAGCCGGAGCACAACTCCCCTCCACATAATTATACTGCGTAGTATCGAACCTTGATACGAACAACGCCGGCAGTAAATGCAGTTGCAGTAGTTCTGCTTGCAGTTACATAGCCAACGAAAGCCGTAGTAGCTCCGATCAACGCTCCAGTACCCGTTGCACTCGCAGGAACAGTGGACGCTGCGGTGAAGATTGTTCTTTCACCAGCAAGATCCATTGCAGCTGTAGGGAATGCAGCCAGGAAGCCGTCATAGTCGATTTCCGTAGCGCGGTCAGTCTTGATGAGGCCTACGTCGATTGCAGTGCCAGTAGCAGCTGCAGTCGTAGTAATAACCTCGACTTCTTGAACACGCATTTTCGGGAAAAACACGACATCAGACAGAGGCGTTTCCGTCTCAGTCAGAGTAGACAGAGTCACCGTAAATTCAATCTCTCGCAAGAGACCGTTTGTACGGTATTCTCCGCCAATCGTGCCTGTGGTCTTTTCCGTGCCGTATTTGCGGTAAAGACCGGTATTATCTAAATAAGCCATGTCATTACCTCCTTACGTCACTTGATCCGTATCGGTCAACACCGTGATGATGTTCTCCAATCGGCGGGCTTTGAAGCCATACCGACAAATGGTGAACAATTCATCTTGCTGCAAGTCCGGATTGAACTTGGAGTAGACCGTAGGCATCTGACGGAACGCGCCCACAACGGGAAGCGTATCGCCCGGGGTTGCAGAGAAGAAGAAATTAGCTACGCCCACCGTAACAGACTTGCCATCAATCGTTTCTGCAATATTCTTGGGCAGGTAGTTCGACTCATAAACGTCGAAACCTGCGAAGTTGTACCGGAACATAAACCCTGTAGTCAGACCGTTAGTGTTGATGTCTTCATACTTGCGCATGGGGGACAACAGGTTCACTGCGTTGGTCTGGTTTTCCAGAGCGTAGGTTACGGATGGATCAACCACTGCCACTAGATTATTCTTTGGAACTTGCGCCTTAGTAAGGGCGAAACGCGCCTTGAAGAAATCTTTGTGGGCAATGGTCTCGTTAGTACCACTTCCCACCCATCGGTGGGCAGCAGTATTAATTAAATTTAAGCCGCTAGCCGTTTGCCCCGCGTTCATGCGGTCGAAGATGCGGGCTTCGATGCCCTCCATAAGAGCACGATGTTGACGTGGAACGAACGCAGCTTCAATCTGGCTCGCCCACATACTATCCTGCTTAAACTGCGCTGAAACCGAGTTAGCCGAGTACTTGTACTGATCAATGGTGAACGGGAAGTTACCAGTGTCCAGACGATTGTACTTGATGGCTGCGCCTTCAGCGAAGTCTGCTGTTTCTGCCTCACCCAAGGACGGCATAATGAATGTATCGCCATCGGGGAAGTCAGTCAGCATATGGATCCACTTCATAGCAAACAAGTCATCTAACAGAAGCGATGTAATTTGTTTAGAATATACATTACCTCTGATAAAATGCTCGTTGGTAGCGACCGTAAAGCCACTTGCCATAATTAGTCTCCTTAATGAGAATTAAGGAAGCTGTTTATAGTTTCCGTCTTGAAAGGCGTCACCTAAATCAATTGCATCCTTAATCATCTGATCTTGAATTTTAGGAGTCTCATAAAGGCGTCTGTCTGTCTTCCTCAAGTTCTCGTAGTATGCCCAAGTACGCTTAGGAGCGCCTTGTGGTGCAAAACTACGGGAAGAGTGAGGAGGAGCTTGGAACGTTTCTGTATTAGACGTATTCAAGCCAAACGTATTATAAAATGCATTTGGTGACTTACGTGCTAGCGCGTCTACATCCTCGGCTGACAAGCCAAGATTCTCCCGTTGTTGTTTTATGAAGGCCGGATACGAATCCCCCTTCACCTCAATCAACTTGTCCCTTACCTTGTTGAAGTTTGCGTTAGCAATCTCTTGGGCTTTCGCCTGTTGATACTTACTCTCGAAAATGTCTTCAATCATTTTAGGGTCAAGTGTGGGCTTCTGATCTTCGTTCGCATTAAGGGTCTTATCGCTACTAGCAAGTTGCATCTGAGCTATTTGGTCTCTAATCTCTTCAAGCTTCGCCCGTGTATTATAGTCATCTCGCAGTCTCTGGTACTCCGCACGTTCTTGAGCGCGCTCGGCTTCGATCTGCTTGATATGTTGGTCCGCCTCGTATTTTCCTCTTGCTACAGCAGTCTTCCAGGCATCCTCTGAATCGTATTTACTACGATCAAACTTTGCACCTTCGCCTGCAATGGCTTTAAGGTAATCTATGTTAGCGTCGACAATGGGTTGGTTACCGCCGTCTGATAAACTATCGGTCATAGTTGTTTATTCCTTTGTTGGTATCTTTTGTTGGTCTAAATCTACCAGCTTCTTTAGGAAGTCTATTGACTCCCGGTTCCCGTTCTTGTGAGCTTGACGCTCAGACCAGT